TTAGATAAAAATTTAGGGCCAACTACAAAAGAAGGATTAAAGACCTCACTTGCAAATACAGTAAATGACGTAAAAGGATTTTTTAAACAAAAAGGACAAGAACTTGGAAGTTTTATTGGATTAGGAGCAGCGACCTCACTAGGTGGTACAACAACAGGTGGAGGTGGAGGTGGAGATGCCCCAGGTGGTGGAGGAACAAGTGGTGGAGGAACTGGGACTGGTGGAGGTACTGATAATCCAGTTACAAAAACAATTGGGTTTTTAGATGTTCTAAAAGAAAAATCTTTAGAGGTTGCAGAGTTGGTAGGAAACACCTTTGGAAATATGGGTATGCAAATCGTTGAAAGTTTTGGTTTAGCTACCGAAGGCATACAAGGATTTTTAACTAAAATCTTAGAAGGTATGGTTCAGATAGCAGATATGGTATTACAAGATGTTATAAACAGAAAAATAGCAAATATACAAATTGTAAAATCAGAAGCTAAAAAAGAAAAAAGTATAGCAACTATTAGAAAGGCAGGAGCAATACAAAATAAAATAATTAAAAAAGGTGAGATAGTAGCAAGTCAAGCATCGGCAACGGCATCAGCTATTGAAGGTGGAGCAAAGTCAGGAGCAGGTACTGGTATTGGAGCAATATTTACAACCCCTGCTTTTATAGCAACCTTAGTGGCTACAGTTTTAGGAGCATTCGCATCTATTCCTAAATTTGCAAAAGGTGGTATCGTAACAGGACCAATGTTAGGTATGGTCGGTGAAGCAGGTCCAGAGGCTATCATTCCTTTAGATAAAATGAGTTCAGTGATGGGTTCACAAAAAGGTGAGTTTGTTCTTAAAGGATCAGATTTAGTTTTAGCTTTAGACAGAGCAAGTAATTTCCAATCGAGAATAACAGGATGATATGGCATACGGACTTAGATTTGAGGATACCTTTTTTGATGTAGATGAGCACAGGTGGTTACTAAGAATATACAAAAGAGATTACACCGGCTCAAAATCAACTAACAGTTTAACACTTGGACCAAATGCCGTTCAAGTTTTTTGGGATCAAAAGGGTGATGATTTTTTCTCTCCAATAATCGGAAGTAGTTGTAAAATATCTATGTATGTAACAGAAGATTCAGGTGGTACTTTTTGGCAAGATGAAGATACTAATTGGGAATCAGCTAACTTTAGTTGGGACGAAACTAATTTTGATTTTGTTCAACCCATAGATGATAGAGAATATAAAGTTGAATTACTATATGCTAGTAGCTACTCATCAGGCGAATATCAATACACATCTTATTGGACAGGATTTATAATTCAAGATCAGTATAGCTTACCACTAAAACCTTTTCCATATTTAATTGAATTTTATGCTAGTGATTTAATAGGAACTTTAAAAGGGTATTCATATGGAGGCTCAACCGAAAGACCAACTTGTATAGAAGTTATAAAAGAGTGCATGAAAAACATTAATGAACAAAATGCAAGTGGAGATTCAGCTGCCTCTTTACAATTAAATTATCAAACTTTATGTAGAATAAAACCTAATACCTCAGTAAGTAATGGCGACCCATTCTTACAAACATTCATACGAAGTAAAGAAGCTATGAATGACGAAAACGATATACCAATAAATTGTAAAACAATATTAGAATCAATTTTACAAATGTTTAATTGTAGGATGTTTCAAAGACAAAGCAAATGGGTAATTATATCAAACGATGCTATGGCTCTATCTTCTTACAGTGGTACAGGAAAAGTTTTTATTAATTACGATTACGATGACGTAAGTGCTTCGACAGGTACAACTTCTGTAACTTCGCCTACAAAAAATGTAAACTCTACTTTAACAAACGACACAATACAGCCATTAAACAATGATCTATTAAAAATATTAAAAAGACCATGTGTAAGAGCAAGAACAAATGTAAGAGTAAAAGACACTTTATTTAATGAGATTACAAATGGAACTTACGAAGTTAATACTGCTCCTACCGGAAGTGCAGGTGGAACGCCAAGTTGGGGAAGGACTATTAGTAATTGGCAAACGTCAAATGGAAGTGCACAAAGCGATACGGAATATGCTGTTAATTCTACAGCTGCAAATTTTGGAACATGGCCAATAATTATTTATGGTATAACTCCTGCTAGTGGTGATTTTTCTGCAATAACTATCGGCAACGAATCTAGTGCTTTCAGTACAGTTGCATTAAAAAACACGACAGGCTCTTTGGGTACTATTGGAAGTGGTATTAGTTTTAGATTTTCTTCTTACGCATATGACCCTGAGAAGTCAGCTTCAACTCCTTTAAGTTATGAAATAAGATACAGTTTTAAAGTTGGAACATATTATTGGGATGCTAATGATGAGGTTTGGAGCACAACACAAAATGATGGTAATAATACTATTACAGGATCAGTGGCTCAACAATGGATAGAGCATATAGTTACTATGACCTCGCCACCATCAGCCGGAGCATTAGAAATTACTTTCTACAGGACTAGAGAAAGTGCGTATGAAAATTCAGAATTTAGAATGTATTATGACAACGTAATTATTATTCCTGAAAGTAAACTATCAATTTTTAGTACAAGAACAAATATTATTAAATCTCCATTTAACGATAACAGTGGTGTTTTAAAAACTGTTAATAATAGATTTGGACAACTAGAGGATATTATATATTCAAATTGTTTAGTAAGCAGTTCAGGTTCAGCTATAACTCACTTTACTCATTTTGACACTACGATTGTACCTTCAGTCGCTCAATTAGAAGTTATGATGAATACACTAAGGCTAAACGACTTAGCAAAAAGCAACGATTTATTTGAAGGGACATTTAGAAAAGTAAATACAACGGCTATTAATCCGAGTGGTAACAGGGTGAATGCTTTAGAGCCGATTGATATGCTAACTAAACCTAAAATGAATTTTACTACGTTATCCGGTATGGACAATGAACTTGCAATTGATCGTTTAGAATTTAATGTATCAAAGAACAGATACAAATTATATACACATACACCTGGGAATGTTTCTTCCGATATTCCAATAACTCCAACGATAACAGATATAAGGTATAACAGAAACTTTTACGAAAATACACCTGAAGATTAAATATCAATTCTAAGAGTTTTTTTTTAAAAAACGATACAAACTATACCTATATATACAAAAGTGTCTTAGAAGTACCTTAAAACGCTTACACATACCACTTAGACATAAAAAAAGTGCCATCATCCATAACACATCAAGAAGTGGAATCAGGCACTTAAACACTACAGGTCTAGTAGTATTTTTTATTTTTTCTCTAAACGCTTCAAAGATTTATCTTCAACGTCAATAAATTCATGTAGTATTTTTATCTGCTCCTTATACGTATTGATAATTTTACGCCTATGTTCTAGGTCATGAAAGTTATCAGAACAAGAATCTAAAAAATGTTGTTTTATCAATTCAGCAATTTCCATTATTATTCTTTTATCAGCTTAACTTGTTTTTTAAGTTTTTGCTTTTCTTCTTTTAATTGCTTTTCCTTTTTAATTATAAACTTAGCTCTACTTTCTAGCCAGTATTCCATATTATTCGTTATTTCTTTTAACGGAATAGCTACAGTAACACTTTCTTTCAATTGATTTAAGTCTTCAGTGTACCCTTGAAAACAAGCATACTCTTCATCTACATATAAACAGGTAGTTTCATTTAGTTCTATTAGTTCCATAATTTAAAAACCTAGTTTAGTTACCAACGCAAACCACGTTGCTCCAAATAACAATATTAAAAATAAAATCGATTCAATAATTTTTCTCATAATTTATTACTTTGTTTTACAAAAGAGACAAACTCCGTTTTTTCTAGTTACAACCCTGTAACAGTCATTTCTATTACAGAGCCATATGCCTAGAATTTTTTTTGTAAAAAATTTAATTATTCGTTTCAAACTATATGAGGATTTAATGCCTCATCAATCGCTTTATCTCTAGCCTCAATAGCATCCTTATTCATTAAGTATGTTACGTCAGCAGGTACAGGTAATTTTACCTCGTGTCCTTCTTCGTCAGTAAATGCAGTCATATAAGTTGCATCAATCTCTAAACGGTCAGGATCATCCGGCTGTATATAGCCATCATTAGTCATTCCTTTTTCCCAGTTGAAGGTTACCTCAAACTGAAATATATCGTATGAAAATTCTACAAATCGTATCATGCTGTATAACAATTAAGTAAGTTTTTCTTTATCATCTCAGCTGAATCTAACCATGATTTATCAACAAAAAAGTTACCATCGTTAGTGTAACAATTATAGAGCAAGCCACCTAATTTATTAAGGCTTTCTTCAATATCCTCATCCAACTTAACATCATATTCCTTAAAATCAATCTGTTGATTTTCTCTATATTGTAAATTGTAAGCAGTAATATTACCAACATACATATACCATATCATTCTTCCGATATAATCTTCAGGACTTTCGTACCAACCATTACATCTCTCATTATAGTGTTTAAGGTTTTTAACCTCGTTAATCACTAGATCATTATTAGTTAAGTCTATAACAATCTTAGAAATAGACTTTTTGCTATATAACATTACACTCATTTCTTATCAGTTTTAGAGTTAGACATATCATTATACATCGACTTAAAGCCTCCAAATAATAAATCTAATTCGTTCACTTCTTCCTTATCTTGCACTAGACCTTTGTTTTTTAGTTGCTTATAAGCATCAGTATATTTAATTAATTCATTTATACTTTTCATAAAATTAAATTAAGATTAAACATTTATTTATAACATAAAGGTATAAAATTTTTTTTATATTACAAAGGAAAAGATAAATTTTTTTTTATCCTTTTTTGGTGGAGAACTCACCTGGGTTGATGATTTTATTTTCAAGTAGCATTTCAAGTATTTCTAACCAATCGTTTTTTTCCATTATGACATACTCACTATCATTAGGTTTTTTATGATATATTAATTTATATAGTGGCAAGTTGGGTCTCATCTCTTTTAGTATTTTATGATAACTAGGATTATTAGCAGTTGCCTTACATTGAACAGCAAATGGACTTGTATTAACTAAATCTATTTTAGCATCGTCTATCATTTTACTGGCATATCGTGATGTCTCACAATACTTCCAACCGAATTGTCTAAATTCTAGCCTCACTTTCCTTTCGTAGTCGTGACCCTTTCGCCTTGATGTTATTCCCGACATATAGTAAAGTTAATATTCCCACTAAGAAAATAGCTACAATTTTAATTATTTTTTTTTTGATCATCTCTTTCTTTGAATAAGGCAAGACCTAAGTAGCAGTAATTTATTATATCAGCAAACCGGCTTTCAATAGGTTCAGATTTTTTTAGATTTGCATTTTTTAAATGTGCAAAAACGCTTTGAATTTGTTTGTCAAAAAAGACACCCCATACACGCATTTCAGAAACATCTAACCTTTCAGCTGTGTTTTTAAAATTTTGTAATACATCTTCATTTTCGTTTGTATATTCCGGTCTTTTATTTTTCATTATCTTTTGAGAAAGCTCCATCAAATCTTTCATTACTTTGTCAAACTCTTTTTGTGTCATAATTTTTTATATTAAAAATTTCATATATTTTATTTTTCATAGCATATCCTGTAAATAATATGAAGCCGGAATAAGAAGAAATTGTCCATATGTTTAAATGCCAATGCTCACCACAAAATCCAAGAAAGTGTTTAAAAAATTCTATCATATTACTTTTTTTAATATATCATATTTTAGTGGATCGAGTTCTTTAATCTTACTTAGGAAAATTAATTGTTGATTTTTAATATTTTGTTTTTCTTCGTCAGTTGAATCAATTCCTAATGTAGCTTCTAAGTTTGCCATTTTCTCCATTAAGGCATCAATTTTTAATTTTGTATTTTTATTACTTTGATATGTCCCATAATAAATACGTCTTTCGTGTTTGCTTAATTCCTCTGCTGTCATAATGCTGTACTTTCTCTTACTAATTCACCGGTATCAAAAAACCTTTTATATTTAGCAAATGCTATTTGCCAAGCCTTTCGACCTCTATCTACAAGTTCCTCACCAAGTGAGTAAACCTCTATGTTATAGGGGTGTTTATTTTCTATTGCAACAAACTTAAATGTTTCTGCTTCATATCCTAACATATCAGAATAAAATACGCCTTGCAAATGATAGCAAAATCTGTAAATGTCATTTCTAAAAGAATGAGGATTCGAGTTGGATGTAGTTTTAATATCTAAAATAAATTTATCTAATTGTAAGCCATCCGGTCTTATTCTTACCGGAACACCTTCATATTCTAAATAATAAGATTTTTCAATTTCGTTACAGGATTCGATTAATTCTTTTGCTTCTGTATGCTCATTTAAGTTATCCATTATCATTTCTATTCCTTCGTGTTCTGCTTTTGTTATAATCGTACTACCTTCATTAGCTTTCATAAACTCATGCTTTTCAATTTTTCCTGCAGTTGTTCTAGCATTTATTTCCGGTAACACTACAATCGGTGTACTCGTATCGCCCAACACAACAGAGTGTACAGCAGTTCCGAAGTTCATAGCAGTAGTTGCTTTTTTAGGTTTGAAATTTAAGTAATGAAATAAAGATTGTTGAAATATTATTTTAAGACCTGAAGCACTTATTCCTGTTTGTGAATGATACACTTCGTTAGTATCGGATTTTTTTATCATTTTATTTTTTTTAAAAAGAAGGCAACCGGTAGATCATAAACGCTTCCAAACAACCGGCCACCTTCGTATTTTAACTAAACATAAAGCCTATGAAAATTACCACCTAAAATGGTAAATCTTTAGCATCTTTTGTTTCTTCTTCTTTCTTATACTTTCGTGTATCGTTCCAAGTAACCATTACATCTTTTCCGTATTGATCAGCCTTAGCTTTTTTCGTTACACGCAGTCTAACAAATTTAGTACCCTTATATTCTTCAACAACATCAGGGTTTTCATTTATTCTATTCAAATTTATAGTGACGTTAAAAAACTCACCATATTGTCCGGTAGCAGTTTTCCCACTACCTAAGTAAACAGTTTCACTCATAATATTAATTTAAGTTAAAATTTATTTTTGGGAATATTCCCAGTTGCACAATACCTTCCAAATATACTTGCTACTTCCAAGACATCATTAGTATCGATTTTCCAGTCTTCATTACATTTGACTTTTAATTCGTTTACTAATTTAAGATACTCTATGGAAGCTTTCAAAGAACTTTGTCTAATAATTTGTGCTTGTTGATCAGTAATCATAATTCAATTATTATAGATTTTAAAAAACCAATTTTTACCATACGTTTGATTTCCATTAATTTAAAGTTATCAGGATTCTCAAACTTGTTATAAAGTGTCATTGTAGTAACACCTAGTTCATTCGCTAATTTTCTTTTAGACATTTTCAACTCCTTGAGCCGACTTGTCAATTGTTGTTTTTCTAATACCATTCGATGGAGTAAAGGTAAAAAAAATTATGTAGAATAAAAAATATTATATGCTTTTTATTTTAAGGTGTATAAAATAATTTATATCTTAGTGGTACTTAATAAATAATGTAAAATCCCAATTATTATATATAATAATATAGTAATCTTTTATATAATATTATACTTATTATTTATTTTTTTCTTTAAAAAAAATATAATACTATTATATATAATAATGTTAAATATTTCAGAATGGAAAATAAACAATTTTTAGATGAATCTTCGATTGCCGAAAAGGTACGGAAGAGATTGGAAACTTTTGAGAACTGCGATGCCACAAAGAAGTGGGTTGCATCAGTAGAGAACAGAGGTAAGTATCAACGTGATATTGATTTAGCTTTTTTTAAAGAGGTTAAAGAAATGATAAGTACACAAGCTAGATTGATAATACTATTAAATATAAATCAAGTCGGACACCTAATGAGGTATGAGGAAACTATGAGAAAAAAATATTTGTCTCATGAGACTAAAATATTGGAAATGTATAAGGACATCGTTAAATTGGTAGAGGACTATGGCAATAGAGGTTAAAGACTTTGACGACATACTAGCAAAAGATTATAATGAGAATGCATGTAAAGAGGTTTCTGTATTCGATGTTATGGGCGAGATAAAAGAACACTTTGTAGATGGATACCCATTAGGTGAGACAAGTCACATAAAAAAACTGGACGAAAATTTTAGATGGAGAAAGGGTTTCCTATATGCCTTTAGTGGATACCCACAAAGTGGAAAATCAGAAATAATAAATTGGCTTATGGTAATACGTGCAAAAATGTACGGAGACAAGGTGTTAATGTATTCGCCTGAGTCTAACACAAAAGAGTTAATATTAGATTTATGTAGAGCATACCTGGGGAAAAATGTTAATCCGGAGTTTCCTGATATATGTAGTGAGGAAGAGTTTGATGATGCTTTGACTTTTATTTCTGAACACTTTATGTTTTTAGAAAATAATAATGATATGCCGACTATAAATGTTTTGATTGATAAGTTTGAAAAGTTTAGTGATAAAGGTTACAGTTCCTTCGTTATCGATCCACTTAACTGGGTTGTAGAAAGTAATGCCGGTGAAAGTAATTTATATCAATACCTGAAACTTACACTTACGATATTGAAACAATTTGCTAAGGCTACACAAAGTCTAATGATTTATGTTGAGCATCCTAAGACACCTGCACCTGTACGTGGTGTTATTCCTAGAGCAACTGCCTTTAGTTTAGCCGGTGGAACTATGCACTTCAATAAGGTTGATTGCATGGTCGTTATGCACAGATTAACAGATGACGATGTACAGATGAAAGTTAAGTCTGGAGAAATTTTATCTCGAATGTTAGAAAATAAAGAAAATCATATTAAATTTGTTGAGTTTGAAACTGTTAAAATGAAGTCACAAAGAATTAACGGAGTTTTAGGCAGTTGTATAATTGAATATGATATAAAAACCGGAAGGTATAAATAAAAACAAATATGACACAAGAACAATCTTTACAAGTTATCGTTCAAGTTTGTGAGAAAGCAAACAAGAATGGCCTTTTTACTTTAAGTGAATCTCATTTGGTACTTCAAGCATTAGAACAGTTTGGCGTAAAACCACAAATAGCAAATGAGGTGGAACAAGCTGAAGAAGCAGAAGAGGTCAAGTCCGAAACTAAAGAAGTCAAAGACTAGATACACATTTAATTGTTACGAATCTAACGAAAAAATAATAGGCTCTACAGATGACCCTTGTAGAACAACTATGTCTTTATGGACTGTTTATAAGTCTAAAAAAAAAGAAGTTTCATTTGACATAAACAAAAAATCTAAACATTTCCAATCTGACCATGAGTTGAGTTTCTCAGATATAGATGGAAAAAAAATATACAAATACCAAAATAATATTATTACAAGAGACAGATTTGTAATACTTTTAGGCTGTGAAACCTAAAGGAAAATTAAAAGCATTAAGAGAAATAAAAATAATTATATCAAAATACACTAAGATTGCTAAACGTGGAAAGGTAAATAAAGATGATGATATACAGTGTTATAAGTTGATATATGCCATAGCTGAACTGTTTCCTGCGTACTCAAAAGACAGGGAAAAAAATCCGGAAGTTGAAATTTTATTAGACAAGGCGTGGGTCTTGTATTTTTTTTTTAAACAAAACATAGAAGGAAAAAAAACAAATTATATTAATATTGTAAATAAATATTCAATGTATGAAAAAATTAATACCGATAGAACAAATTAAAACAAACGACTCAAATCCAAGATTAATCAAAGAATATAAATTCCTAGAACTTGTTAAATCCCTAAAAGATTTTCCTGAAATGTTAGAAAAAAGACCTCTAGTTGTAGATGAAAACAACGTGGTCCTTGGAGGTAACATGAGATTAAAGGCACTGTATCAAGCCGGTATAAAAGAAGTGTGGGTTGATGTTGCAAAGGGTTGGACTGATAAACAAAAAAAAGAATTTATAATAAAAGATAATGTAAATTTTGGACAATGGGATTGGGATATACTAGCTAATGAATGGGACTTAGATCAGATTGTAGATTGGGGACTAGAACAACCTATGTTTAATAATTTAGACTACGATCCAAATACCTCACCTTCAATTGACAACTCCGATATAACACAAGAGCAAATAGAAAAAAGAGCAGTTGAGTTGGCAAACGAAATGAAAGAAACCTTTAAAAAAGATTCGGATGTTATTTGTCCTAATTGTGGACATGAATTTAAAGTCAAACTATGATACGTAAATCTAAGGTGAAAGCCTTATTAGAAAACGCAAGTTACAGATTTGCAAAAACGATGCCTAAGTTTCCACACTATTACACTATGAAAGATACTTGGAATGACCATTACGAGTTTGAAGAAGTTGTCAAACATATTAGAAGATACGGAATAAAACAAAAGTTTTTTAAAACAACTTTCATTTATCTATACATAGATGACTATAAATATTGGACAATGGGAGCTCCAGTAAACGAAACAACTTTAATAAATAGAGAAAAATTATGAAGTATCATTCAGCCTTAAAAAGAATAGAATATTTTGAGAGTGTAAAAGAAGAAACTTATTACAAAGTAAAAAACTCAATAGCATTTCATCACGATGTAATTAAAAATACAGGTTTGCCAAAAGTATATTCTAAATGCGATGTACTATACTCAGAGCCATCTTGGAGTGGTGGTATAAAAAACTTTGATAAAAGAGCAAATACTAAAACGAATTATAACGATTATGCAAATGCTATAAATAACATTATAAAAACTACAGATATTCCAATATTATTAATAGTAGGTGTAAACGATTCAAAAAGATTAAGACGACCTTACGAAAGTCATGACACAACAATACACGATGCTCCTGCTAAATTAAACGTATATAACTTTAGTTACAAAGGACCACTCAAAGATAACTATGCTATTATAAATCATTTATCAGAACACTTTAATTGTGTTGGAGATTTTTCATGTGGATATGGGAATACCGGTGAGATTTTTTTTAAAAAAAATAAAAGTTTTGTAATGTCAGATTATAATAAAAAATGTATAGGATATATAAAAGAAAATATTTGTGAAGATTTATAAAGACAATAATGTATATGAAGAAAGTTTAAAGAGATTAAACTTCATATATGACGAGTTTGAAAACGTAGTATGTAATTTTTCCGGTGGAAAAGATAGCACAATATTATTACACCTATGTTTAAAAGTAGCAAGAGAACGAAACCGGCTACCATTAAATGTTCTTTTTATAGATCAGGAGGCTGAGTGGCAACACACTATCGATTATGTTGCTTCCGTTATG